ACAATATACGTATAGACTATGTAAATTAATTTATTCTTTGTATCTGAACCGAGGGACTTAGGCAATCGCTACTAACGACCACATATACTTACAAGAGTATATATGAGGAGGGATTAAAACCTCTCCCATATCCTAAGTTTACAATCAGACCTTTCTTACATAGGCATATTACTCCTATGAATTTGGCTTTTCCATCTATATGCTAGAATAGCGCCATATAGGTGACCAGCGGGTCCACCTCCGTTTCGGCTATCACGGATTCAGCTGCTTCGAAGCTTGGTAGTAATCGGTGACTGTTGTACTCTCGTACTCAACCTTTCCTCATCGCCCGTCTACGCACGTTCTCTCGAATCATGTGCCTATCTCATAGCTCACGCCCAGAGTAGGATTTTCTAATAATAAGTTAATCGATTTATAACTTTTTATTCATCTATATAATATATAACTGAAATATTATAAAAAATATAAGATAAGGTTTATCCTTATCTTATATTTCGTATTATCGATCTTCTTATTGAACGTTTATAAATTTCTGCATCTTCTTCATCAAAATTTATATTTCCATTTGGATTTTTCAATATACCACCAATTAATCCCATTACAAGTACTATGATTAAATACAATACAATAGTTAATTTAACTAATCTTGGGTGTTTCCATTTCACATTTAAACCTTTTATTATTGCCATACATATATAAATTATATATAAACCAGCACATATAGATACTATTAAACCTATTATACTAAATCTATAAACTAATATTGTACTAACCATCATTGTTGCTGATAAAATCATCATAAAACCTATAAAGTCTCTTTTTGATGATTTATTATCTTTATCTATTATCATCGCTCCCAATATATATAATACAATTGTAATTAAAAGAGAAAATCTAGCATAAACAACTAATAAATTTATCATAAATTAATACCCCCTATTTTTATTATTCATATTTATAATATATAATTGAAATATTATGCATAGTTTATTTAATTAAACAATTAAATAAATCTTTGAAATAAAAAATAAAAGAATAGGAGGGTTAATATGAAGTACCAAGTAAACGTTGATAAGGTTTTAAATAATAAGAAAAACCCAACACATAAATCAACTCCTATTAAAAAAATGAGTACAGAAACTGTACTTGAAACATATGGTGTTGATACAGAAGAAATAAAAGGTTATATGAAATTCCAATCTGATGCTTTTGATATGTTTTATGATGATAATGATATCACTATGGAACAATTTATTTCATTTGTCAATGGTTGTTTTAAATATGAATATATTGATAATGTGATGGAAGCAGCAGGTAGAAAACCTGTTAGAAAAGCAGAAAAAGGTTTAAGAAAAATAAATGATAAATTAAATGGTAAAAAGAATACTATGAAGAAAAATCTAAGACGTATGGATGATAAAGCATCTGAAGTTGCTGATAGGAAATTAGATGATATTATCAATTATGGTAGAGAATTAAAAAGAGAGAAATTGATAGAAGGTAGACCTAGAATAAAAATAGGTAAATTTATAAAACAATCAATTTTAACTATAGCAGGTGCAACAGGTACTGCAGCATTATTCGGTCCAGCTGTAGCTGCGATTATAGTCGCAATAGGGTTAATGTGTAGAAAAAATCTATTAGATAAAACAGAAAAAAGAGAAAAAGAAAGAATATTATTAGACCTTGAAACAGATTTAAAAATAACTAGAGAAAAAATAGAAGATGCTAAAGCTGAAAATGATAGAAAGAAAAAATATCAATTAATGAGAATTGAATCCACATTACAAAAAGAGATAACAAGAATCAAATACAATTTACGTTATTATTAAGAGGTGATTAAATATGTTTAATTGGTCACTATCTCAAGAAATGGAGAAATATAAAAAATTAAAAGTTGTTACTGAAGCACCAGAAGATACAGAGATAAATACTGGTGTTGTTAATAATGAAGCTGGAGCAAAAGAAATGGGTTCTACTGATTATGATGCAGCAGCTGCAGAAATGGATGATGTTGATCAAGATGGTGCTCCGGATGAAGGTACAGAAAGTGCTGAAAATGATGTAGAAGAAATGGAAGCTGATGATTATAATGAAGATGGAGCAGAAGGTGAAGAAGGAGATGATTTAGAAGCTGAAGAATATGGTGAAGAGGGTGAAGAAGGAACGGAAGATGTTCCGGAAGAAGAACCTGTGCCTGAAGAAAACGGTGATAAATCAAAAAATCGTTTCCTTGTAAGAGAATATATTCAATTATATTATGACGTGGAGAATATAATTAAAAAGTTAAATAATAATCATAAAACAAGTTTAATAAGAAGTGAAATTTATTTACAAGTGTCAAATAATTTGACTGATATGAATCAAATGTTATTTGAGTACCTTAAAAATGATTTTAGTCATAAATCTTATCTTTTTAATTTATATCAATTCAACTTATTTTTAGAGTTTATAAATGTTAATGCTGAGATAATGGCTAAATGTAACGAATTACAGTCGAATGAACAAACAAATAAATAAATTATTAAATTTTATGAAAGGATGTGCGAAATTTTATGTATATTAATAACGATGATCAAGCACCAGCAAGAGTAATAGGGTCTTTTGCTAAAGCTAAAAACGAAGACTTCAAAAATGGTATAAATTCACTTATGGAAGGATTTAAAGCTCAATATGGTTTAGATCCTCTAAACAATATAAGAGATATATTAGAAAACGATGTTTTATGTGAACAATACAAAGAAGCTTTAATAGGGGATTTATTAAATGATGATTATGGTGATCCATACTTAAATTTAATGCCTGCTAAAGTTGAACAATTATTCGAAAACTCAAGACAAGATATAATTGAAGAAAACTACGGTATAGCACAATTATCTCCAATAGTAGGATATACTTTACCTATATTAAAGAAAAACTATATAGAATGTCATGCTAAAGATATAGTTATGACTGAAGTTCCTTCTAAACCAGTTATAAAAATAGCTTTCGAAAGAAAATTCTTAAAAGATAAAGAAGGAAATAAATATTATGTTCCAGAAATATTCTATGATGAAAGTTATAAAGAAGTATCTGAAAAAGCTAAAGGTAAAAAAGTTAGCGATAAATGGTACCCAGAAGCTGGATCACTTCCAATGCAAGATTTAGCTATAATGAATGAATCAGGCGGATATATAGAAACTAGAGATGCATTAGCTCACGACTTCTGTATACAAGCTTTAAAATTAAATGTTGACGGGGAAGAAGTTATAAAACAAGGATTAGATATAAAACCTGACTATTCTTCCAATAACAATATGACTTACAGAGTTAAACATGTTAAAGAAGATGGAACAGTTTTAGAAGAAGTTTTAACTGGTATTGTTGACTATTATCATGGATTAGTTACTATAGCTACTTCAGGTGCTATGATACAACAAGTTCAATTTGGTGGACATTTATCTAACCAAAACAATAATGAAACAATAGAAATGGATAAAGAAAGAGAAACAGTAACTTGGCATATAGGAGAAGGAGAAAGAATCAACTGTGCTTTAACTATCGAAAAAATAAAAGATATGAAAGCAATGATGGGTATAGATGTAACTCCAGAAGCAATATCTGATATGTCATCTGCTTTAACTCAATTCGAAGATGCTCATATAATGAGCTACTTAAAAGATAGTTTAGAACTATGGAGAGATAAAACTGATCTTCCATTTGGATATACTGGTGGATTTGTTGAAACTGCATCATTCAGTTGCGTTCCAGCTCAAACACTAGCAATACCACAATCTCAATACATTGAATCAGAATTAAAATTCAGATTCAATAGACTATTATCTGAATTAAAAGATAAATTAAAAACTACTGACTTAATGTTCGTTGTTTATGGACATCCAACTAATGTAGAATTATTCAACGCTTCAGTTGATTGGAAATTCGACGAAGGAAGTAAAGTTGGTGGTATAGTATTAGACTATAAATTCGGTGTTGTAACTGAATCAGGAACTAGAATACATGTAGTTTCTTCTTTAAAAGTTCCAAAAGATGCAGGATTAAGAATAGTTGCTTATCCTACAACTGATGAACAAATCACTTTCAAACACTTTAAATATAGTTTCAATATAGAAAATATGTATAGAAACCCATTAACTCCATTAGTACCAAACATCATGGGTACTCATAGATACAGAACTGAAAGTTTATTACCAGTTCAAGGTCAAATGATACTTAAAGATAATGACTTTGGTGTAGATCCTAGGAATTAATGGTTTAATATAGATAAACAGTGATACAACTCTTAATTAAAAGAGTTGTATCACATTTAATATTAAATGAGAGGTGATAAAAAATGCACATAGAAAGCTGTCAATATATTAAAGAATGCTTTAAAAATATCAAATACAACAGAGATAGAAATCGTGCACTTATAACAATTTCAAATACAATAAAAAGAGAGTTAGATAAAGAAGTTACTATAGAAATAATACACAATAGAAGTAACGTATTCTTTGGTATGAATATTTATCCAGCCCCAGATGAACTAGTTCGAATAGCAAATAGATTATATAAAGATAACACACCAACTGAAATTACAGAAGAATGGAAAAAGATTAATAGATGGTGTATAGAAATAGATGATTTACTATTTGATGATGTAAATTTAGATATACAACCAGATGAATTAACTGCATTGTTATTACATGAACTAGGCCATGTAGTACTATCAGATGAAGTTCCTAAATCTACATTAAAATCTTTTAAAATAAACTTCCATAAAAGGGAGCTAAGTTTTAAAAATATATTCAATTCAGATAGTCCTATTCCTGGTAATATACCTGCACTTGTATTGACATTCCCTATAATAGAGGCTTGTTCAAATAAAGGTTTCTTTAAGGCTGGATATGGTAGAGGAATAGATTTAAAAAGAGAATTTATAGCTGATGAATATGTACAGAAATGTGGATATGGTCAAGCATTATATAATTTCATAGAGAAATTAATTGCTTATGGTGAAGGAGATATGGTAAATAAAACAAATGCAGAAAAAGAAAATGAAATAGGAATTATAACTAACTGGGCATTTGATAATTTACATTCATTAGTTAAACGTAAAGGTAAATTATATAAAGCTTTAAAAGTTGAAATGAAAAGAAATCCTTCAAACGTTGTAAAGACAATGTGTAAACGTTTAAACGATAAATTATTTAAAGAACCTCATAATGATTTTGTTAATACAAACGTGGTTGTTACAGAATCATTAGTTATAAATGGTTTAAATAAAGCTGTTACTAATTTTAACAGATTTGTTGATAAACATAATAGGGTTAAACCATGTAAAGTAAGAGATTTAGATATATTTGCAGTTGAAATAGCAAATATAAATACAGTTGATGATAAAATGTATATTATAGAATGTTTACATGATGAGTTAGATAGAGTTGAGTATGCATTAATGTTAATAGATGATGGCAAAGTTGATAGAGTTACTCAATCTAAAACATCATTACAACAATATAGAGAAAATGTAATGAAACTTATTGCTGAAGCTAGAGTTGCTAAAATACCTGAAGAAAAATATGGTCTATTTATCAAATATCCTAAAGGATATGAAGGGTAGAATGTTATGGGTGATGATAATATAAAAGTACGAGAGCCGTCAGGTAAACCAAGAAAACAAAAGAACAGAAGACTTAGTATAGTAGAACCACCATTTATATATGATTGGGAAACTAAGAATTTATCTTTTATTCAAACAGCCAATGATTTACGAAGATTAGGTATTGAAAATAACAAATTCTTTTTAAAATTATATGATAAGGGTCTACAAGGTGTAGACCCTCATGCACCATATATTAGTGAAGAAATGGTTTATAGAATAATAACTGAATGTATTAGAAATATTTGGTATTTTCTAAGAGAAGTTGCTAGAATACCTGACAATGGTGGTAAAGGTAGACCATATGAATTAAATAGAGCCAATTTAGCAATAACTTGGTGTTATACTAATAATATAGATCATTGGGTAGATATACCCAGACAGATAGGTAAAACTCAAAGTATATTAGCAAACTTAAATCATGCTTTTTTATTTGGTACTTCTAGTTCACATATAGCATTATTTAATAAAGATAAAGAAGCATCAAGAGAAAACTTAGAGAGATTAAAAGAACAAAGATCTTTATTACCAGCTTATCTACAATTAAAGAATGTAGAAGTTGAGGATAATATGGGTAATAAAGATAGAGAAATAGATAATGTATATCAAATTTACAATCCTTTAACTAAAAATAAGATAACAGTTAAAGCATCTGCTAGAAGTCAAGAGCATGCTAGAAAGTTAGGAAGGGGTAATACTTTACCTATAACATATATGGACGAAGCAGAATTTATGGATTGGATATCTGAAATAGTTGAAGCGGCGGGTGAAAATGTTGTGCCCGCATAAAACCTCTTGAATTGCTGGAATATCTCATTGAGACGATCAGCAGCGAAGATTTAAACATCCATTACCAGAATTTCAAATACTGCTATTTTTAGTAAAAGAGTTTATAAATTAATAATGGATGAGTTTAAATAACGTTCAACGACTATCGAAACCATAAATATAACTCTGAAAGGAGAATAAGGATTATTTGATTTATTCACGAAGGGAGTAGAGTACAGCCAAGTGGTAGAGGTGTTGGGTAATAACCATGTAATTCCTCTTTAAATGGAAGTGGGAGGACTTATATAATAAATTATATTATATAGTATGATATAGTCTGAACTTTATAGTGATATAAAGAAGGATAGATTAACGAGTCTATTCGTAACATTATTGCCAGCTTACAATACAGCATCGGAAAATGCTAGAAGAAATAAAGCGTCATATTGTAGGATCTTTAGCTCAACGCCTAAATAATCTCTGGGCGTATAAAAGCTCTTTAATTGCTGGGAGTTCTCTTGTTGATTAAGAGATAATCAGCAGCCAAGAACCAATATTAAACAATATTCCACATTTAACAACCCACTAAAACTAAAAAAAGGGGGTTGATATTATGGATGAGAATATAAAATGGGTAGATTTAGTTCATCCTGAAATAATGGAAGGTAGATATATGATTTCAGAAAATGGTGATATTTATAGTAAATAAACACATAAAATTTTAAAACCTTTTACTGATAAGGATGGATATTATAGAATAGAATTAACTGTTAAGCCTAAAAAATATAAGAAATTTTATGTGCATCGATTAGTAGCCATGACATTCATTTCAGGAAGAACTGAATATAGAGATCAAGTTAATCATATTAATTCTATTAGAAATGATAATAGATGTGAAAATCTGGAATGGGTTAACATATCAGAAAATGCAATTCATGGTTATAAATATGGATATAGAAAATACAATACACAAAAATATGATGAAGAATTGATTGAATTGATATGTGAAAAAATTACAGCAGGACATAAAAATCAAAAGATATTAGAATTTTTAACAGGGGATAAAAATATAGATAATAATAGAAATTTATATATGCTGATTTCACATATACGTTCTAAAGATAATTGGACAGATATAAGTGATAAATATTTTTAATAATAATAATATTGGTTAAGGTTCAACGACTATCGAAACCATAAATGTAACTCTGTAAAAAGAGAATAAGGTGACTATACAACACACGAAGGGAGTAGAGTAGACCACAAGCGATTGGTGGGTGGATTTTGATATCCTTTACGAAACGGGAGCGTCTTGTTTGATAAGGACATGATATAGTCTTATCTGTATAGTGATATACAGCAGTTCGTTATAGAACGGTAAGGGGGTAGCGACCCCTTATGAAATTTTAATGGGAGATCCTGATACTAACGCAGGAGAACAATCTCAATTTATATTAGATAGATCTTATAGATGGACAGAAAAATTTTATGATATGGATATAGATGTAGTTAAAGAAACTATAGATAGAAATAGTGAAACTAATATAGTTTATATAGAATATAATTATCAACAACTTGGAAAAGATGAAGCTTGGTTTAGAAAAGTTGCTAAAACAGTAAATAATAGACCAGTTGCAGTTAGAAGAGAAATATTACTACAAAGATTAAGAAGTAGTGATTTATCTCCATTTACTGAAGAGGATTTAATGGCTTTACAAGAACGTAGTAAAGAACTAGAACCTATAGAAGAGCATATGATAAATGAATTTTATAAATTAGATATATACGAAAAGTTAGATAAGCAATTACCTTATATAGTGGGTGTCGACGTTTCTGCTGGTTACGGACAAGATAATTCTGCAGTTACTATTATACATCCATATAATTTAAAAATAGTAGGTGAATTTAAATCATCTTTAATAAGTACACCTAATCTGAAGAAATTTTTATTTGTATTGATTAGAAAGTTTATACCTAGAGGGATATTATGTATAGAACGTAATAACAATGGTTGTTCTATTATAGATGGTTTATTAGAAACAGTAGTAGCACCTAATATATATTTTGATAATAGTAAAGAAATAGGACCTGTAGTTGATTCTAAATTAGATACTAAAGGTTTTTTAGTACAAGAAGCTAAACGTAGAAAAGCTCACGGTGTATGGACAGGACCTAAATCTAGAGAAACAATGATGGGTATAATGGAACAAATAGTATTAGAGCGTAAAGATATATTAACAGGTAAGAACGTTGTTGATGATATGATAAAACTGGAAATTAAAAAAGGTAAGATACAAGCAAGTGCTAATGCTCATGACGACTGTGTTATGTCATGGTTGATAGGAATGTTTGTATACTACTACGGAAAAAATTTGAATAGATATGGATTAATTAAAGGATATAAACCCCCAACAGCATATGATAGAGAGCAAGCACTTAAAGCTACTTATAGAGAAACTCTAAGATATATGTCAGAAAACGATGCCGAGTATTTTAAAAATGCTCAAACATTTGACTACAGTGATTATTATGAAAAACTAATTAAAGAAAAAGAAAAAGCTATGAGACAAATTAGTAGATATGATCAATATATGGGTGAAACAACATTTGTAGAGAATTATGACATGAGTTTTGATTCTATAGATGCAGATGTAAATGCTGGGATGGATAATAGTTGGTTAAATGAATTTGATGATTTGAACGAATTTGATGATGACTAAAAATATAATATTTTATATTAATTAATAGGTATTTTTTATATAAATAACACTATAAAACATAGTATTAATCTGTAATCAATTAATAAAAGGAGGGAAATAAAAAATGGCTAAAAGAGTTAAGTTAAAATTCAAACAAGCCGATGGTACTTTTGTCGAATATAAATTAGATATATCAACTGATGATGTATTAAATTCTGATGGAAGTAAGACTTTATCTGAAGTATTGTCAGGGTATTCTAAAAGCGGTCATACTCATAATTATGCAGGATCAAGCTCTGCTGGTGGTGCAGCTACAAGTGCTAATAAAGTTAATAGTACGATGAAAATACAATTAAATGGTGGTACAACTGAAGGTACTAATCAATTTACTTTTGATGGTTCATCAGCTAAGACAGTTAATATAACTCCATCATCAATAGGTGCTGCTGCTGCAAGTCATGGTACTCATTTATCTTTAGGTACTGGATCTGGAAATGCTTACTATGGTGATAAAGGTAAAGTTGCTTATGATCATTCACAAGCTGCTCATGCACCTTCAAACGCACAAAAAAATAGTGATATAACTAAAGCAGAAATAGAAGCTAAATTAACAGGAACAATAACAAGTCACAACCATAGTGGAACTTATGCTGCTGCAAGTCATGGTAATCATGTTCCTGCTACTGAAACAGCTAATAATGCTAAATTCTTAAGAAATGATAATACTTGGGCAACTGTAACTCCTGCTAATATAGGAGCTGCTGCTAGTTCACATGGTACTCACGTAACTTATGCCACAGATAGTCCTAAAGCTAATGGTACAGCTGCAGTAGGTACAGCTAATAATGTAGCTAGAGGAGATCATGTGCATCCATTACAAACAACAGTATCAGGTAATGCTGGAAGTGCTACTAAGTTACAAACAGCTAGAAATATAACTGTAGGTAATAAAACTAATAGTTTTAACGGAACTGATGATATATCATTTACACTATCTGATATAGGAGCAATGCCCGCACCATCACTAACAAACAAATTAGTATCTGGCAATACATTAACGTTATCTACAGATAGATATCAATATGTAGAAAATATGACCAGTGGTACAACTATTATATTACCAACAGTTACAACTTTTACTGAAATACATCTATTCTTTAGTGCAGACGATGATTTGACATTAATATTACCAAATATATTATATCAAAAAGTTCCAGAAGTAGTTGCAGGGAGTATGTATGAATTTATATTCACTTATGTAGGAAATCAGTGGATTTGTGGATATATTGAATATGGAAATACTACTGGTGAATAATTTTAATATAAAAATAATAGATGAACTGTGACTTATTCATCTATTATTTTTATATTTACTTAAAAGTGGATTTGGTGAATATTAAAACATAAATATAAATATATTAACTTCATAGGAGGTGAATTTTTATATGAATGAAAATATGAATGCAGGTCCAACGTATATATTTTATAATGATAGAGATATTAAAAATAATTATCAACCTATTCAAGATCCCAAATTAGAAGGTGAACATAAAAATTTAATAGATGTGATTAATTTATTAATGATGAGAATTGATGATCTAGAGAATAATAAATAATAAAAAAATACCCATTGTATAATGGGTATTTTTTATAAAAATTAATGTAATAAAACATACTATTAAAACCGCATCTAAAATAATAATGGAGAGGTAGGTGATATTTTTATGAGCAGGAAATTATTAATTGCTAATAATATTGAAAAAATATTAGTTGAAAATAAATATACAATCCAATATGAAGGATATCCAATAGTAGTAAATGATGATACACGTTTGGATGCTACTATATTAACATATATAGATGAACTTAGCGGAAATATAAATAATACAACAGATGAAATTGAAATAATAGGTGATTTGCAAGATGATGGTACCTATAAAATAGATATAATTTCATGTGATAATCAATTTTGTTTTGGAAGAGGAGGTAGAATAGAATGATAGTGGTTAAATATAAATTCAATAATACTCTTTATGACTTAATACCTATATTCAATACTGATTTTAGTAACTATACTTATGAAGATGTAGTTGATGGAGATACTACTACTAGAACTATATATAGTGATGAGTTACCTACATTAATGAGATTTGGGCAAGTTTTTGTAGAAGGTGAAAGTATTTCTGATGCTAGTCTGTCTTTATTAGAGATTTGTCAAGCAGATACAAGTAATTTAATAAATGCCCATGCTATGTTCAGAAATTGTAGAAATATGGTTTCAGTCAGTGAATTGAATACTAGTAATGTAACTAATATGTATGATATGTTTTCTGAGTGTTATAATTTAACTTCATTAAATTTAAGTAATTGGGATACTAGTAAAGTAACTAATATGGGACATATGTTTAATTCAATGATTGGATTGATCTCATTAGATTTAAGTAATTGGGATACTAGTAAAGTAACTGGAATGGGATACATGTTCTATAATTGTAATTCATTAACTACATTAGATGTAAGTAATTTTAATACTAGTAATGTTAATTATATGGATAATATGTTCCATAATTGTAATTCATTAACTACATTAGATGTAAGCAATTGGGATACTAGCAATGTTATTTATATGAATAATATGTTCCATAATTGTAATTCATTAACTACATTAGATGTAAGTAATTTTAATACTAGTAAAGTAACTAGAATGGAATACATGTTCTATAATTGTAATTCATTAACTACATTAGATGTAAGTAATTTTAATACTAGTAATGTTAATTATATGAATAATATGTTTAGTGGTTTGACAAGTATGCAAACATTGGATTTAACTGGGTGGGATACTAGTAATGTAACAACTATGTCGTGTATGTTTGATGGATATGAAACTGCTTCGGGATTGGTAACTATTAAAGGTATAGAAAACTTTAATACTAGTAAAGTAACTAGCATGTATAGAATGTTTATTAATTGTACTGAATTATTAGAATTAGATTTATCTAATTGGAATACTAGTAATGTAACTAATATGGGAAGTATGTTCGAATTATGTTCTAAATTAACAGTAATAAAAGGTATAGAAAATTTTAATACTAGTAATGTAACTGACATGACTAGTATGTTCAACAAATGTGGAGCATTGATGGAATTAGATATATATGATTGGAATGTTAGTAAAGTACTATATATGACTAATATGTTTCAATCTTGTAAATCTTTAACATCATTGGATATAAGTAAATGGGATACTAGTAGTGTAACAAAAATTGGATATATGTTCAGATATTGTGAGAAACTAACTTCATTAGATGTAAGCGGATGGAATACTAGTAATGTAACAACTATGGAACAAGTATTCCGTAAGTGTCTTAAATTACCTAGTTTAGATGTGAGCAAATGGAATACTAGTAACGTATTAAATATGACCAGTATGTTTCATGATTGTCAATCATTAACTTCGTTAGACGTAAGTAATTTTAACACTAGTAAAGTAACCAAAATGAATAATATGTTTGAAAATTGTGCTAAATTAACTTCAATAGGTGTAGAGAATTGGGATGTTAGTAATGTAGGTTATATGAATAGTATGTTTATCACTTGTAAATCATTATTAAAATTGGATTTAACTAAGTGGAATACTGCTAAATTAGTTGATATAAGGTATATGTTTAAAGATTGTAGAGAAATCACCTCAATAGATTTGACTGGTTGGAATACTATTAACGTAAATAATATGAGCGAAGTGTTTAAAAATTGTTACAAATTGCTAGTAATAAAGGGCATAGAAGATCTAAATACAGCTAACGTAACCAAAACATCACATTTATTTGATCAATGTTATAAATTAACATTACACAGTTTAAATGATTGGGATGTTACTAAAGTAATTGACACACGATATATGTTTTCAGGGTGCAACTCAATTACTGATTTGAATTTGAGTAATTGGAATACAGTTGGTTTAACTAAGATGTCTTCTATGTTTTATAACAATACAGGAATTAAAAATATAGACATGTCTAACTGGAATACTTCTAACGTAACTGATATGAGTAAAATATTCAGTGGATGTACAGGATTAGAAACAATATCATTATCTAACTGGAATACATCACTAATAACTACTATGGCATCAATGTTTTATAATTGTAACTTATTAACATCATTAAGTTTATCACATTTTGATGTAAGTAATGTAACAGATATGACGGATATGTTCTATAATTGTACTAATTTGGAGGCATTACATTTAAGAAGATGGAATCTTGAAAATGTTACAAACATGACAAATATACTAGGTAGTACAAATAATAGTTTATCTTTTGTAGATATGAGTCAATCAGATGTAACAACTATAAATAAACTAATACCTTATTTACCTACCAGACCACAGTCTGAACCTGGAATATTTATGATGGAAGATTTAGATGTAGATAATGGTGTAATTTCAAATGTTGATTCAACATCATTAGAAAACAAATATTGGAATACAACATATGAGGGTAATTATTTAATATCTATTTGCACATATTCAGGTGCTGCATTATCTCCAACTTTTAATTCTGGGTATCAATTCCAATACAGTGATGTAACTAATGCTGATAGTACTATAACTAGAACAATAACTTCTGCAACATTACCTACAAGTATGTCATTTAGATCTCAAACAACATTGAAAACAGTTGATTATCTTAATACTAGTAATCTTACTAGTACAGAATCAATGTTTGCAGATGCTACTGGTGTTACAAATATTAAAGCTGAACGTTTTAATATTGAGAATGTAACAACAGTGAATAAAATGTTTGAAAATTGTATTGCATTACAATCATTAGATCTTAGCACATGGAATACTGATAAAATTACAAATATATCTTATTTGTGTTATAATTGTCAAGTTTTAGAATATTTGGATATATCAGGTATTGATTTTGCGAAAGTTACGACTGCAGTGTATATGCTGTCAAAGTGTACATTGTTGACAACAATAATAGGTATAACTAATTTGAATCTTAATGAGTGTACAAATGTGGATTATATGTTTAATGGTTGTAGCTCATTAATTGAAATAGATCTATCCGGGTGGACAAATACAAATGCTTTGATGAATGTAAACTGTATGTTTATGGGATGTACAGCATTAAAAAAAGTTGATTTAAGTGGTATTTATATACCATCTAATAGCTATTCTAACGTACTCAATTCTTGTACATCTCTTGAAGAAGTTTATGTATATGGTACTGATGTTGATTCAATAAATAGAATTATTACACGTCTACCTACAAGAGTAAATAGTGGTACACCTGGTACACTTTATTTAAATGAAAGTGCTGGTAGCTTAAGTAATATATCTGTATCTACAGCTACACAAAAAAAATGGATTATTAATCATAATGGTGCAATCGATATAGCTATATATACAGTTAAAACAGCAACTACTGAACCTTTACCTACGTTTAATTCAACATTTACTGGATATCTTACAACTAGTGTAGATAATGGTGATGGTACAACAAATATGACTATAAAACATACAGATCTACCAACTACAATGAAATTCTCTGATATGCCAGCATTACTTTCTGTAGAATATTTGAATATTAATGGTTTAACTGTAATGGATGAAATGTTTAGAAACTGTACGGCTCTTACTAGTTTACCATGTGTTGTTGATATGGATGTTTCACATATTACAAGTTTATATAGAACATTCAACAATTGTTCAACATTAACAGAGTTAGATTTATCTAAGTGGAACGTTGGTAATGTGACTAATATGGAACAACTATTCTATACCAATTCAGTTTTGGCTAGTGTAGGAGATATATCTAACTGGGATACTAAGAATGTAACTGATATGAGTTATATGTTTTCTAATTGTCCTGCCTTAACAACTGAAGCAATAGGTAATATTCGTAAGTGGGATGTTAGCAAAGTAACAAATATAGATCATATGTTTTATTACTGTTCAGGGTTAACTGAAATGGATTTAAGTGGTTGGAATACTCTGGAAGTCATAACAATAACTAGAATGTTTAGTGGTTGTACTTCAATGACCACATTAAAACTAAATGGGTGGACTTTACAGAATACAGCATCATATACAACAATGCTAAGTGATTGTAATTCACTAGCTGAGATAGAAATTAGACGTTCAACAGCTGTAACTGTTAATAAGATAATTGCTGGGGACCTTCCAAATAGATCAACTAAGAGCACTGGTATTATGTATGTGGGAGGAATAGATAATATAGATTCAGTTGACACTTCAGATTTCAGTAAGAAAAACTGGGAATTAGATAACACATTACCAGTTGTTATTGAATATTCTTTCACTAGTGGTGCTGATGTATTACCAGGTTTCAATAGTGAGTTCACCAACTATAATATATCTGATGTTATTGAAGGTGATAAAACGATAAGAAAGATTTCAAGTTTAGATTTACCAACAACTGTAAGTTTTAATGGTAAATCAGATTTAAAAGAAATTTTATATATGGATACAAGTGCAATTACGGATATGAGTTATATGTTTTCTAATTGTACATCTTTGATGTTAGTTAACTGTAATAATTGGGATACTAAAAATGTTACGAATATGAGTTATATGTTCCATAATTGTAATAATTTAACTTCATTAGATTTAAGTAATTGGGATACTAGTAATGTAACTAGTATGATTCATATGTTCGCTTATTGTACTAAATTAACTTCATTAGATTTAAGTAATTTTAATACTAGTAATACACAATATATGAAAGCTATGTTTTATAATTGTACTGGATTAACTTCATTAGATCTACGTAATTTTAATACTAGTAAAGTACGTGAAATGACTAGCATGTTTAATAATTGTGAAAAGTTAACCTCATTAGATGTAAGTGATTTTGATACTAGTAATGTGGTTGCTATGAGTTATATGTTCCATAATTGTAAATCATTAACTTCATTAGATTTAAGTAATTTTAATACTAGTAATGTAACTAATATGAGTTATATGTTCAATGATTGTAGAAATTTAACTTCATTAGATGTAAGTAGTTTTAATACTATTAATGTAACTGATATGAATCATATGTTCTATAATTGTAACGCATTAACCTCATTATATTTAAGTAATTTTAATACTATTAATGTAACTGATATGAGTTATATGTTCTATAATTGTAATAATTTATCTTCATTAGATGTAAGTAATTTTAATACTAGTAAAGTATCTAATATGAGTTTTATGTTCAATAATTGTAGATTAATAACTTCATTAGATGTAAGTAATTTTAATACTAGTAATGTAACTAATATGAATTGGATGTTCTATGCATGCACATCAATAACTTCATTAGATGTAAGTAATTTTAATACTAGTAAAGTAGAAAATATGATGGGTATGTTCTATGCTTGTAATAAGTTAAATTCATTAGATGTAAGTAATTTTAATACTAGTAGAGTAACTAATATGAGCCATATGTTCCAAGAATGTATTAATCTAACTTCATTAGATTTAAGTAATTTTGATACTAGTAAAGTAACTACAACACAACAAATGTTTTATTCTTGCATTAAATTAACTTCATTAGATTTAAGTAATTTTGATACTAGTAAAGTAACTGTTATGAGTGGTATGTTTAGTGCAACGAGTGAATTGATCTCATTGAATATAAATGGATGGAAAATATCTGATTCTGTACAGGTGACAGATATGTTTGCAATGTCTACTAAATTAAATAATATATATATGAATGATACTGATCATATTTCAATAAATAAAATAATATCAGTATTACCTACTAATTCAAAAAGTAATCCAGGCTTAATGACTATCAATGGTGTTGATGATTTTACACAAGTAAATTTAATAAATGCTAATGCTAAGAATTGGAATATAATTAAAAATTATATTGTTGCATACTATAAATTCAACAATAGCACAGATGTATTACCAATATTTAATAACGGATATAGTAATTATACAATTAACGACATTGTAAATGGAAGTGATACAATTAGACTTATAAGTAGTGATACATTACCTACTAGTATGAAATTTAATGATCAACCAAATTTATTAGAATTTTATAGTGCTGATACAAGTGAAATTACTGATATGAGTAGGATGTTCTATTATTGCATTAATTTATCATTATTAAAAACTGATATGTTTGATACTAGCAAAGTAACTGTTATGGATGAAATGTTCGCTGCCACAACATCAATAACTTCATTAGATGTAAGTAATTTTAATACTAGTAATGTAACATCTATGGTAAAAATGTTTAATTCAATGAGTGAATTGATTTCATTAAATATAAGCAATTGGGATACTAGTAAAGTAACTGATATGAGTTATTTATGTTATTATAACAGAAAATTAGAACATATAGAAGGATTAGAAAATCTTGATACTAGTAATGTAACTAATATGAGTTATATGTTCTTAGATAATATCAAAATGACAAAATTTGATATTACTAATTGGAATACTAGTAAAGTAACAACTGTACGTTCAATGTTTAATAATTGTAATTCATTACAAAATATTAACATTAGAGCATGGGATACTTCAAGTATGACAAATATAGGAAACTTGTTCTATAATTGCTCTAGTTTAACACATATGGATCTTAGTGGTTGGGATACTAGACATGTTACTAGAACTGACGGAATGTTTAATGGTTGTAGTGTCATTACAAAAATAGATATGAACACTTGTAATACTCGTGCTGTAACTAATATGGATAATATGTTTAATGGTTGCAGCTCATTAGAAATATTAGATATAAGTAACTTCAATACTAGTGGTTCTCCAACTACGAGCGGAATGTTTAGTAATTGTATATTATTGAAAAATATAGGTGCAATTTATTGTAATAATAATACACTTAATGTTTTATCCACACAATTGGCCACTGATATGCCATTAGTAAGTGGTATTAATATATATCTAGAAAATACTAATATAGACGGATTACCTACATTAAATAATAACTGGACATTTAAACAACAAAAAATAAATACTGAATCAATATATTTACCAATACCTCTAAGAATGAAAGGTGATAAAGTAGATATTTTATACTGGGACGATGCTATGCATCAATATCGTATAATAAAACAAGTTACTGCCAATAGAAGAGTCAATTCTTCAATAACAAATCGTGTTGGAGTTGAAACTTTTAATCCTGATTTATATATTAGAAGTACAACACCAAGCACTATATGGGATGATAAAATTAATTTAAAAGCAACAGTTCCATTTACGGAATATTATGAAACTGATGTAAATGTTTCGTATTTAGCATATAGATTTTCTACAGTTAATTCATTTGCATATAAAGCTGACATTAAATTTGATAGAGGAGATTATATTGAAGCATTAATTGATTTATCGACTTGTACTACAGACAATGTAGATATATTATCTGTAGGTGAATTAATAGATTATGAACAAAATATGAATAAAATAGTATTCAAATATTCACCATCAATTCAGATATTACAAATAATTGTTTATGAAGTTGACAATGCAACTCCTATAACATATAATAAAACTTTAAATAAAAATATTCTTTTATTAAGATTAGATAAAACAGGAATTTATGTAAATGATAGAAAAGTAAGTTATTTTAATGATCAACTAACATATAATAATTGTATTAATGGGTTATCTGAAATAAGAAATATGGAAGTTGGTCAAGTTCAAGATCATTATAGTGAAGCTTATTATAAATGGATAAGAATTATCAGAAACATTCAAGATGGTGATCTTAATTATAATTATTACTATCAGACAGTTGCTGGTAATGAAGATGAAAATGGTATAACAATAGAATCTGATAACCTAGATATAGGAAATAAAATAAGATTATATGAAATAAAAGCAAAAGATGGTGAAATTTTAGGTGAATTACAAGAAGATGGCACATATAAAATAGAAATTTCATCAACTTCAGCATTTACTTCTTTTGAAGAATAAATCATTGAAATACAAGTGATTAACATCAATCACTTGTATTTCATTATTTGAACAATTGAATAATATAACTAAAAATATGAAAAGGAGGAAAGAAACTATGAAAATAGTTGAATATAAATTTACAACTGGTGTAGAAACATTACCCACATTTAATGATGGATTTACTTATACAACTTCAGATATAGATAATGGTGATGGGACGACTACAAGAACTATAGAAAGTAATAGTAAACCAACAATAGTTAGATTCCTTAATGCCGGAGGTTTATTAGAAGTTGGATATGTAGAATTAGGTAATGTAAGTGATGTATCTAATATGTTTTTGAACTGCACTAATTTAACTTCAATAGATGCGAGCCAATGGAATATTGGTAATATAACTACTATGTATGGTATGTTCTATAATTGCTTAGCATTAACTTCATTAGATTTAAGTACTTGGGATACTAGTAAAGTAGATAATATGAGGGAGATGTTTACTAATTGCTCAGCATTAACTTCATTAGATTTAAGTACTTGGGATACTAGCAAAGTATATAATATGCAACAAGTGTTCTATGATTGTAAAGAGTTGATACAATTAGATGTAAGTACTTGGAATACTAGTAATGTAAATACTATGCAGGCAATGTTTTATGGATGTAAAAAATTAAATTCATTGGATTTAAGTACTTGGGATACAGGTAACGTAACTAATATGGATCATATGTTCTATCAATGTGCTTCTTTTACAACATTAGATTTAAGTAATTTTGATACTAGTAAAGTAACTGATATGAATTGTATGTTCTCTCTTTGTAATAATTTAACTTCATTAGATTTAAGTAGTTTTAATACTAGTAATATAACTGATATGCAAAGTATGTTCTCTCATTGTAATAATTTAACTTCATTAGATGTGAGTAATTTTGATACTAGTAAAGTAACTGATATGAATTGTATGTTCTATTATTGTAACTCATTAACTTCATTAGATTTAAGTAATTTTGATACTAGCAATGTAACTAATATGATTTCTATGTTCCAACAATGTAACGCATTAACTTCATTAGATTTAAGTAGTTTTAATACTAGTGAAGTAACTAGAATGAATAGTATGTTCTATAATTGTAACTCATTAACTTCATTAGATTTAAGTAATTTTGATACTAGTAAAGTAACTGATATGGCAAATTTGTTCTATAATTGTGAATCTTTAACTTCATTAGATTTAAGCAATTTTAATACTAGTAATGTAACTGGTATTGGTATAACACAGATGTTCTTTAATTGCTCAGCATTAACTTCATTAGATTTAAGCAATTTTAATACTAGTAATGTAACTGGTATGCAGTGGATGTTCTATAATTGCTTAGCATTAACTTCATTAGATATAAGTACTTGGGATACTAGTAAAGTAGATAATATGAGGGAGATGTTTACTAATTGCCCAGCATTAACTTCATTGGATTTAAGTAATTTTAATACTAGTAATGTAACTAATATGTATTCAATGTTTAATGGTTGTCAATCATTAACGTCATTAGATATAAGTACTTGGGATACTAGTAATGTAACTGATATGCAATATATGTTTACTGGTTCTAATAAGTTAAAATATATAGGAATGCTACACTCAGACGCAAATACATGTGAAACAATTAAATCTATTTTATCTCCAATTACTGATTTAATAAGATATATTTATGTATTAGATACACCAGCATCAACATTTAAAAATACTAAATATGTGAAATTTTTAGATTATAGAAAAAATAAAGTTAGTGTATATTTACCCCAACCAATAAGATCATTTAATGGAGTTACAGATAGATTCTATTGGGATGATGAAAAAGGGATGTACTGTATAGAAAAGAAAGTAAGAGATGATAATTCTGGCTTATTAGAAACTCCTCAAATAATAGAATTATCTGAGTATTCTAATATAATAGAATTGACTAATTATAATCCTATAACACATATCTATTTAGATAATGTTGAAGATAGTATTATCACTGTACAAATACCATATACTGAATAAAAAAGGAGGGATGTAAAACCATGTATGGAAGAATTGTAAATGACGCTTTAGAATATGCACCATCAGTTTTTATATCATCTGACGGATGTCGAATAATAAATTTTAATAAAAGTATATCTCTTATGAAACAATATGGGTTTTTAGAAATAGAAAACGTTGTTCCTATGTATGATAAAAATACTGAAATAGTTAATATTTCAGGGTATGAAGTTAAAAATAACAAAATAATTGTTAAATATGTTATAGTGGAAAAACCTTATGAAGGACCATCGATAGAAGAGAGAATTTCTAATATAGAATCAGTGCTTGCAGAACAAGCTTCTATTTTTGATGATGAAATTAATAAATAATATACAATAAAGGAAGTGAAATGATATGAATATGGAACAATTTAGAGCAATGGTAAGATTTGCTGTTAAATCAGCAAGATCACTGACTGATGACCAAGAAGCAATACGAGTTAAAAGTCTATATAAACAATTTGAAAAACAAATAGGTAGACCTGTTGAAGTTGGCGAATATATTCAATATAATGATAAATTATATAGAGTATTACAACAACACACAATACAAAAAGAATGGACACCTGATATTTCAGCTAGTTTATTTGTAGTGATTGATATTATACATGCAGGTACAATATCTGATCCTATACCAGCTCAACTAAATATGGAATATTTTGCTGGCAAATATTATATTCTATATGATATAATATATTTATGTATTAGAAATAGTGAAATAGCATTACAAGTTTTACCAGATTCTTTAGTTGGTAATTATTTTGAAGTATATGTCGAGGGTGAAGTTCCTGAAGAATCTCAACCAG